TGTCCCCTCTCGCCCCGCCATTTTGTTGACGGGGGGGGAGGGGCGCGCCGGTTATGTGGCCGCGCGCACAGCCTTGACCGTGATCGTGCTCCCGTCCGGGAATACGCCGCCGCTCACGCTAACGCTAATACGCGTCACGTTGCCGCTCGCAATCGGTGCAACGGGAGCGGACGACACCTCGCAATTGCCATGCGGGGCGACCGCCGGGCCGTAAGACGTCGCACGATAAACGCCGCAATCGTTGCGCAGCTCGGCCATGGAGTACCGCTTGCTCAACTTATCGATTGCATTGTTAATCGTACATTGTGCGAGCTTCTCCGCGCCGGAGTAGAACAAGACAGTCACAGGCAGCGGCGACGTTCCCGAACCACCGCCCGTCTCAATCTCAACGATGCAGTCCGTGAAGTTAAAGGCCGCGCCGTTAGCGTCTGCCTCCAGTACTTCCAAAGCACTTGCTCCCGGCGTGACCGTCAGCACCTGCTCGAATTGCTTCGCCTTGGGAATGTTGACATTCACCGCCGCGCTGCCGTCATAGGCAGCATCCACCGCACCCGTCAGGGTCAGCTTGTAGGGATTCGGGGTCTTGGACGCTCCGCTGGAGAATACCTCGAAACGGCGGTCGGGCTGCACATATCCGATATCGTGGACGATACCCTCGCCGTGGACATACTTGCTCACACGGGCAAACGTAGGGCATTTCGGGTACTGGCTGGGGTACATCGGATGGTTGGCCACGCCGTTGTACAGGTAGACATTTCCATTCATCACAAGCAGGCAGGTCTTGCCCGCCGCGACCGCTGCTTTGATTTCTTCGGGGGCCTTGTCGGTATAGTACCTGATGGCAGCGTCGGCGTCGTCGCGCGCCACAACCAGATACAGCCCGCTCTCGCCGAATGCCTCCTGCAAGGTCTTGGCCGTCTCGCTTGCCGTGTGGGCAGCGTCAGCCACTTCCTGCATGATCTTGTTGTAGGTGTCATCCTCCGGCGCCGCAGGCATGCCGCCAGGGCACAGGATAGACTTTACCGCAGGCACGCGGGCGGGCGTCGTGGTGCACAGGTTGCCCGCAAACACGCCCACGCGGATGTTGTTCGTGTTGGAAATGATGGGCACAGGGCACTCGTTGCCGTTGAATACCTGGTTACGGAAGGAGCCATCCTCGCAGATGAAGCGGGCCGTCTTGACTTCCAGGGCAGCCCATTCGTCGTCAAAGTCGAAGCGCACCACGAAGTCGCTATTCCCGCAGACGTAGTACGCATCGCCGACGTAGGACGCGATTTTGTCGCGCACGGTTACGTTGATAATGTGCATGGGCGGTTGCTCCTTTCGGTGGGGTTAATCAGTTCAAAAACGTGAATCCATCGGCGTTGAATCCGAAGCTATACCTTGCGGTGGCGAACATATTCTGCGGGAATTCGATCACCAGAGTATTGATTTCACTATTCTCGTACGCCGCATATCGCACTACGCCCACAAAGTCACAATTGGTATCATCGCTCCGATACTGCGCGATGAACCGAACCAGCTTACCGCTTTTGTACGCCGCGGCGACTTCGGAAAAGCTCTTATCCGCGCCGGAAATCGTGGTTTTGCTGTCGATGAAGCTTGTAGAAGATACGCACTTCACCGTGAGAACACCGGAAGCATCATCGCTTTCCTCGCCGCCAATATTCACGATGGAGAGGACAGGCGGGTCGGCCACAATGTCACCGCTGGCAGCAAACAGAAGGTATTGGATAATGCCGTCTTCTTCCATGCCGTCAGGATACATCATGCCAAAGAAGGGCGCATCAGGTGCAGGGTTGCTGCCAAGCGCCTCGGTAAACCCCATCATGTCGGAATTTCCGTAGACAAGCACCGGTAACGGTGCTTCGGCAACAGCCGTTGCGTCCACCACAGGGCTGGTGTATTCCACGCCGCCCCACATAAACTTACAAGTGCTGCCGCCAGTAGGTTTGTTTTCAAATGGCGTGGTCAGCATGTACTGTCCGCCATCATCAGAGGCATTTATTACCGTCAGCTCCGTCTCCGGCAGGATGACGATCTCGGAGGGGGAGCCGCCGCCACCGAATTTCTTGGCGATGGCGATCATTTTCTGCATTTCATTCATATGATCACACCACCTTCGTCCAGACGCGGGACGGGCTCATCTGGTAAATGGCCGACATGTCCGCCGTGTAGGCCATGGAGCCGGGCGCGGCGGTGCATTCGTCGTAGGAATCGCGCACCACGTCGTCCAGTGCCTTGATGTCCTCCTCGGTGTCGGCCAAGATTTCCAGCACTTCACCGCAGGAAAGCGCGGTATATGTGCGGTTCACAATGCGAATCATGTTTACATCCCCCTGTCATTCTTGGTAGGCGTCCCAGTAAGACGCGATGTATTGGAGCCATTCTTTCGGGCGTTCAGCCGCCCGCAGCTCGCAGACGTCGCGCGGCGTGTCAATGTGTACCATCTCCGCGCCGTAAATCGTCGCGATGCGCTCCCGCTCCATGATGCGAGGGTATCCGCCGATGATATAGGCGTTATTCCATTCGCCGAAGCGGGTCTTGATCATGTCCAGGATGCAGTCCCGGACTTTGAAAACGTTCTGCCGCAGCCGGTCGTCGTGCCCGGCATGGACGTCCTGGGCGTTGGCGCTGATGCATGCCCAGATGGCGTCCATGTCCAGGATGAGATCACCTTTTCCGGCCACGCTGGCCGCATAGGTGCTTTTCCCGCTGCACGGGCTGCCGTGCACCAGGTAAACCTTTTTCGGGCGGAATACGCGGACGGGCTGCCCGAAGCCAAAGCGCTCGTGTATCTCGTTATGGCAGCGATGATGCACGAATGCGATGTTCTCCGGGTTGAGCGATACGTTCGCGTCGTTCACGTTGCCCAGGGTCAGGTGCTTTTTGTGGTGGCCTATGCGGTCGTATTTGAGCACGATGGGCTTGCCGCAGTGCTCGCAGATGATGTCGCCCGCCTCGTTCGCCCGCTCCAGGGAAAGGACGGCGACCAGCGCCTCCCACTCCGGCGTGCGGTAGAAGTCCGCGAGGTTGGTTATCCGCTTCACGGGAGCATCGCCTCCACCGCTTCGCGAAGCTGGATGAGCACCATCACGTTCGGACAGTTGACAGGAATCGGAATCCATGCATCATGCTCCGCACCGATTTGGTCAATGGCTGCCCGCAGCTCCTCCACATGGGCCGTCCAGTCCGCCAGGCTGGTATATCCCGCCCGGATGGTCGTAAACGTGTATGCAGGGTAGCCCAGGGCCTCGCGCTGGCGGTTGATGTTGGTTTGCAGCTCCGTCATGTGCGCAGCCTTGACGTTCGTCGTGCCTGCGATCAGCACGGGGTCGGTGTAGGTGAGCAGCTCCTGCGGCAGCGTGTAGTCGATTTCCAGGGAAATTGTGCAGCCCTCGCGGAAATTGGCTTTGTTGCTCGTGCCGCTGGTCGCCTCGATGCACAGGTACACCGTTTCCGGCTTCGCTGCCATCAGCGCCATGACAGGCTCATGCACGCCGAAGGTTTCCGAATGGATGGAGTTATCGCCGGACAGGTTGTCCGTGTAGGCCATGACGTTGCCGTCGTTGCTATCGAAGCGCAGCACCATGTAAGCCGACGTAGCATAGCAGCGCATGCTGCTCACCGTCAGACGGCCAGATACAGGACGGGCGTCCTCCACCGGGCCCGTGTCGCTGTCCACCGTAAAGACGGCATACCCGCCGTCCTTGAGGTCGGTCATGTCGTACTTGGAAATGGTGCCGGTGATCTCGCGTGTATACATCAGCTATACACCGCCCCAACGATTTTCGAGGCCGTCAGCGTGCCGGTGATAGTCAGGTCGGCGGTGATCTCCGTCGCGGCAATGATGTTGCCCTGCGCGTCGGTGATCAGCAGCATGGGCTTGTCCACGCCGGAGATTTTGCCGCCGCGCGTGATCTTGCCATGCGCATGCACGTCGTAGGCTTCCTTGCTGGGCACCTCTCGCAAGCTCTTGCAGCTCCGGTGCCCGAAGATTTTCGACATTTGATCATCCCCTTACCAGTCGTTTTTCTTGTCCATCTCCTGCTTGTGGGCGAATTCCTTTTCCCGCTGCGCCTGGGCAGCAGGTTCAGACATGTAGCCGCCCCAGTTCATCAGGAGGAAGCGGCCAGCGTGGAAGGACGGGGGAAAATAGACTTCTTCCTCCACCTCCACCAGCTCCTCATCCTCCGAAAGCCGCTTGCCGTTTTCGTACTCCACATGTTTGAGCTTGTAGTGCTTTTTCACCGTCTTGGTGAAGCCCAGGGCGGATTGCAGCATCACCGCTTCGAGCGCTTGCACGGTCTCCTCGCGGCTGCCCTCTAATACGGCCCGAAAGGCCGGATTCTCCGCCTTGTGCCTTTTCCATGTGGAATAGCCAATGCCCAGGTGCTTCGCGATTTTCACCTCGGAAACGCCCTGCTGCACCATGCTGCGGATTAGCTCCAGATTGGGCTCTATCTTGGCCGTGTAGGCCGATGTGCGCCCGGCCTTTTCTCCTGCCACATGATCACCCCGCCAGGGCGGCCCATGTCAGCGGGCCACAGATGCCGTCCGGGTGCAGCGCGTGGGTCGTCTGGTAGGCTTTCACGGCCTCCACCGTTTCCGCGCCGTATTGTCCGTCGCATCCATAGCGCGGCAGCTTGCAGCCTCTCATGATGAGCATGCGCTGGATAACCTTCACAGCCGTTCCCTTGTCGCCTTTGCGAATGGTGGGCATATTTACACCCCCCTGCACGCTCGCGGCCTCCTGGGCCGGTTTCTGCGCGTCCTGCGGGGTGTCCTGGGCTTCCTGGTTGGTCACCTGGTCGCCCGTGATGCCATCGGCAGCGAGGAGCGCCTCCACCTCTGCGCGGAATGCATCCATGCTGCCGCCGAATTTACGCTGCCAGTTGCGCGGGTCTCCATGGTTGGAGCCGTACCCTGCCGCGTGGGCCTCGTAATGGCCGACGATGTTCTCCACCTTGATGCCGTACTGCTTGCACAGATGCGCGCACAGGCGGGCGGCATGGGTGAACGCCTCGCGATAGTAGGCTTCGTTGGTCTTGTCGTCCTCGCAGATTTCAAACTGGATATGGCTGTTATTGTAGGAGCCCTTTTTGCCGCTCCCCACGCCCCAGCAGCGATAGTCCCAGGGCAACGTCTGATAGACGCGGACGCTGCCGTCGGCCACCTTGCCGATGAACGCGTGGACGCATTTCGTCGCGTCGGGCTTGTTCCAATGGTTGTTGTACTGGTTGCGGCCCAGGATGCCGTCATCCGGGCCGACGTATCGCTTGATGTTCGGATTGCTTGCGCCGGTGCTATGCACCACGATTCCCGTCGGGGTGATGCGCTTCCCGGCCTTGTAGCACGGGTTTTCGGTCTGGTAGTACTGCTTGACGATGGTCTCCGGGATGTTACTCATCCATACCACCACCGGCAGCAGATTCGCCAGCGTCAGGCGGCGCCTTTTCATCCGGCACAGTGTTCAGCAGCAGATCAGCCTCCATGGTGACCAGGCCCTTCTCCATCTTTTTGATTTCCGCATTCACCATCGCCATGAGGGCGTCCGTGTCCAGGATGATATTGTGTTCTTCGAGGAAGTTCTCGACGTAGGCCAGCTTTTCGTCGCCCTTGCCTGCGCCGTACAGCTTTTCGGCAGCCAGCACGGCCACCTGCACCCAGCCCTGGGCCTTGGCCAGCTTCTCGGTGCCGTAGCGCTCGCGCAGCCAGGGAATGAGAAAGACGGTGATCGCCGTCACGGCCAGGGTGATGAGGGCCTCGACCAGGGGAGTAAAGTCAATCATGCGGATACCTCCTTATTCGTCGTGTCGGTGGAGCATCTCGACCTTTTGTTCGAGTTCGCTCTGTTTGTTCTCGACCTTGTACATGCGGTCGATCAGGTTGTTGTGCGCCTGCACTTTCTTTTCCAGCTCTTGCAGCCGGTATTGCGTCAGCTTGCTGGAGGCAAGCACACCCAGCAGGGAGCACAGGCCGCTGCCGATTGCGCCCACAATGGCGACAATCACAACGTCGGACACCGCGTCCACCCCCTTTCCCTGCTTGTTGCCCATATAATACAGCGCGCGCGAGGCTTTTACCATGGCGGCAACTATGCGTCAAACTTGCAGCAAACTTGCACGAAAAATGCATCATTCTTGCATTTTCGCAGCTGGCGCCGGACGCGATCGCGCGCCATGGAGCGCCACGGCGGCGAAAATATGCAGGATTCATTGTAAACAAAAAGCCCGCCGGAGCGGGCGGGCGGGGCTTATTCGCGGATGATTCCGTTTTCTCGTGCGTATTCGTCAATAACAGAATTGATGTATTCGGTACCCAGGAAGCGAAGGTCGTCGCATACTCCCTCACGAAATCCCGTGAAGCCGTTCCCGTATGCTTTGCGGTCGTATACCTGCGATTTGACATACTCGCGGCACTCCTCGACGGTCATTTTCGGGTAACCGTCGTCATACATGCCATTGACGTATTCGTCGAGGATTTCCTCCACGTTGAGGCGGAGCTGGCGCATCTTCATGTTTTCCATGTTCTTTCCTTCCTTCGGGGATATGCCGCCCCGCCCGGCGTCGTTCGTTTAGCAGCAGATCAGGGAAAGGAGCAGCGCGGCGATGAGTGCCAGCGCCAGCTCCGGGAGGGTTACGTCCAGGGGCGCCCGCTTGTGCTGCGGGCATGCCCTGGCATTCGTCCGGGTGATTTCCTCCAGGCGGGCGGCCTGCGCGTTCATGGTCATTGCATGGCCTCCTCCAGGTAGTCGAGCGCCTCCTGCACGCTGCTGGCGGCGTATTCCAGATTGTCGGCGGCTTCCTGCATCGCCTGGCCGCGTTCGCCCTCTTGCAGGCTCTCCGGCAGGTTGTCGAGGGCTTCCTGTTCTTCCTCTTGCAGGGCTTCGATTTCCTGCATCAGTTCCTCCAAGCGGTCGAAAATGTTCTGGATGGACTTGCGGCGGGTGTTATTCATGGTTTCCTCACTTTCTGCCGGGGACTTGTGCCGCCCCGGCTCGGCGTGTCGGTCATTTATCGTTCCACGGTGTAAATACACTTTTCGGATTCATCCCACCAGTGAATTGCTTCGCCGTTGGCGTCGCGCACCACCTTGTCGTGCTTCTCGGATACCTCGCGGATTCGCTGGTTATTGTTCTTTACATCCTGCATCATGCGAATGGCCCTTTTACATTGGCCCAGCTTGATGCACTCGGAGATGATGGCTGCGGCCTCGCGGTTCCACCGCTTCAAGGCGCGAATATAGTCAGGATTGACGTTCGCCCGCATCGTGTAGCCCTTCGCGCGGGATTCCTGGGAAAGCTCCATTCGGACGCTGCCGTTCTTGTATCTGTACATAATGATTATCCTCCTTGACGTTTTCGGCGTTGTCGGTTATAATCATCCGGGAAGCGGCGGTCGCACCCGCCGCCCCCGGACTTGACAAGTTACTTCTTGTCGGTCTTGTCGCTCTGCGTCAGCTTGCCGGGCTTGATGGTGATTGTAATCCGTTCTGCGAGGTCGGGATGATCACTCAACAGCTTGAGCAGCTCTTGCAGGGCTTTTTTTGTGTCCCTGTCCATCGGCTCCACCTCCTTTCCGTACCTCCTTGGTACGATACTATTATACTACATGTTCCCATGTAATGCAATAGGAAAAGCGCATTTTCTTGGGTAAAAAGATGCACAAACTTTTCGGCTTATTTATGTGCAGTTTTACATGTTCCCATGTATGGCTTTTTGTGATATACTTATGGGGAAAGCGAGGGATTTATCATGTCAAAGCACTATGAGCAGCGCAAGGCCGCCAATGAGCGGTATCTGTCAAAGATGGATGAAATACGCATCAGGATGTCGAAGGAATCCGGCCTAAAGGAAGCCATACAGGCCCACGCGGACAGCATGGGCGAATCCGTCCAGGCTTTCATCGTCCGGGCCGTCACCCAGGCAATGGAGCGGGACAAGAAAGGCGCGGAATAACTCCGCGCCTTTTTTATGCCGTCATTTTGTACACGTCTACAGCCTCCACCCCCAGGCGCTCCGCTGCCGCCGCTGCGATTTCCCCGTGCACTTCGATTCCCGCCGCGTCGTATCCCTCCGCCCTGGCCGCTGCCAGCGTGCTGCCGGAACCGGCGAACGGGTCGAGGATGCGACCGCCCGGCGCGGTGATCTTCACTATCTCCCGCATGATCTCCAGCGGCTTTTGCGTCTGGTGGATGCGCTCCGCCCCGTTGACGTTGCCCGCCCTAAACACACCCGGCAGGCATGGCACGCCTCGGTCGACCGGCATGTGCCCATTGCTGCCCCAGACAAGAAACTCCGCTTGCTGCCGGAATCGTCCCTTTTGTGGGCGGCTGGTTATCTTGTCCCACACAGCCACGCCGCGCAGGCTCCACCCGGCCCATTGGATGGCGTCGGTCAGCGTCGGCAGGTTTCGCCAGTCAATGAAGATAGCCAGCGGCGCCCCTGGCGTCGATTTCTCTCGCGCCGCCTCCAGCAGCTCCCGCATCATGTGCGACCATGAGCGGGTGTCCATGGCGTCCCCGCAGAAGTCAGGGAAAGGGCAGCGCCCCTTCGAGCCGGTGTACTTCGTCGCCGTCGATACCTGCTTCCCGGCCAGCGTGCTGCCGCTTGCATACGGTGGGTCGGTGATGACCGCATCAAAGCAGCCCACGTCTCCCCGCAGCACATCCAGGGCGTTGCCCTTGTATATCTCTATTTTCGGTTTTCTTTCCATGCTCCCACCCCTTTGTTATATTGATATAATGTTACCACAATTCGGACGATTCAAGCGAGCGTGAAAAAACATACCCCTAAGTAGGTGCGAAAATTCCGTTTTTATACGCGGGGAGCTTCACACGAGCATGAAAAAAGCCGGGGATTTCCCCGGCCTATGATGAAAACGGGACATAGCCCCACTTTCACGGCGGCGGCGTTAGGCCCGCCGCGCGCCGCAGCAGGACGGCCATGCGAAAGGATGAAGACATGAGCCTGCGCTTGTAGCGCGTCCCTGGGTATGATCTAATACCAGCCCGCATTCGCTCCGCTCCGGTATTTGCGGCGGCGGAGATGCTGCCGGGCCTTGCACTCGGCCATCATGCGGCGGTGTGCCTTATAGCAGGCAGCGGCGCGCGCCTGCTCTCGCGGGATGGCCTCGCGTTCCCTGGCCCGCTGCCACTCCATGCCGTCAGGCGCGGCCATGCCCTCCTCGGCCTCGCGGACAAGCTCCTCGAAGTAGAAGGACATAGAACACAGCGCGCCGCGCAGCGCCTCCGCTAGCGCCTCCGCCGCGTCGCGAAGCGCTTCGGCAAATTCCGCCGCTTTCTGTTTCAGCCGCCTGTATGCCTCCAGGTACTCCTGCGCCTCATATGCCCGCCGTATGATTTCCTCGGATTCCATCGTCGTCTTGCCGGAATCTCTGGCGGATGTCAGCAGCAGCCGTCGCTTGGCTTCGTTCATTGCTTCTTCTAAACTCATAGCGTCACCTACACCATACTGTTATCTGTCAGGTATTGGTCAGGATACAGCAGCAGCGCCAGCCGCTCCAGCGCCCGCTTTTTCCGCCGCGATATGGTGGACGGGTCGCAGTCGGTGGCCTCTGCCGCTTCCTCCTGGGTCATTTCCAGGACGTACAGGCTTTTTATCGTCTCCAGCTCATCGACGGACAGGTGGCCCATGGCCGCAGCCATGCGGGCCATAAATGCGGCAGTATGCTCGCCGCCCTCCGTCCGCGTTCGTTTGATCTCGCCATAGACGCATAGCGCCTGGTCGACCCGTTTGCATGCGTCCACGGCCTCCACCTCCTCCGGTTATTCCTCCACGTCGTAAATCCTCACGACCACGAAATCCTTGTCATCGTCCACGATTTCGTCGGAGATCGCGGTTATGTACTCCCGGTTGTCGTTCGGGATGATGCCCATTTTCTGCATGGCGTCAAGAATAAACTTCTTCGCGCTCACGATGTTGTCGAAGTCGCGGCGCCGGTCGCTCTCGTGCCATTCGATGGACAGGGCCACAGGCCCATGCACCGGGCGCAGCTTGCCCGCGCCCCTGGCGGCCAGGATGTGCCAGCCGATGTCCTCCTCGATGGCGCGTTTCAGCTTCGCGCCCCGCGACCAATGGGTGCGGCATGCGTTGGTGTACTGATTCAGCCCAGGCAGGCGCCCGGTAATAATAAACTCGTTGACAGATTCCACTTTTTGTGCTTCGCTCATTCGCTCACCTCCTTTTGATACGGCACCAGGGCGCTTGTCAGAAAAAGCGCCTGCTGCCGGTCAGCCTTTTTTTTTGCAAACGCGCTGCACGGTGACGGTTTCCTTCCCGTTGAAGGAATAGGGATCAGACATGACTTTCAGCGGCTTGTGCGGCTCCTGCCACCAGGCCACGACGTCGCCTCTCTTGACGTTCATTCCATGGCCCCCTCGCGGCGTTTCGCCTCCGTATGGAAGAAGATGTCCAGCTCGTGCATCTTGTTCCCGGTGTTCAGGAAGCGCACGCGGGTCGGGTACACTTCCGCCATGGTTCCGTCCTCATATTCGACCAGGGCAAACGTCGAGGCAACCTCCCCGCCGCCGTGGCCGCCTTTCAGAAGTGCCGGAGGAATGATTTCCCTCCGTTCCGTCCACTTGTGCCACAGCGCCCTCTTGTCATCCACCAGGCAGGGGCGCAGCTCGTTCCCGACGGTAAACGTCGGATGCTTGATTCCCATTTCCATTGTTATGCCTCCTTATCGCGGGCGGCGTCCGCCCGTTTTTGCTTGTTGGCCTTGATCTCCAGGGAAAGGATTTTCCAGGCCGTCGGGTAGTGCTTCTCGATGGAGCATGCCGTGCAGATGACGCCGAACACGAAGCTGCACATCAGGGCAAGGATAACCAGCAGCAGGGTCATGCTTTCGCACCTCCGTTCAGCTTCACGCCGTGGGTTTCTTTGGTCTGCATCTCCCCGTCGGAATGATCTTCCTGCACGAGGCGATCATATTCGACGTGAATCGCATCGAATGCGGCTTTCCACTTCTCGCCGTGCTGCTCATCAATGCCGACGGCGACGTGCGCCAGTTCATGGGCCAGCACCTCCGTCGCGTCCCATACCTCCAGCGAGGGATTGACCGCCACATGCGGCACGGCCCCGTCCTCGAATACAGTCGCACCGGCGACCGGCTCCCCGCGTTCGTCTCGAATATCGCCATTCCAGCCGACCGTGCAGTCCGCGTCCGGCCACAGGTTGCGGAATGCCGTCCAGATCACGCCGAACGGGTCATTCTCGAAGGGGTGGCGATATTCTTTGTCCGGTGCCACCTCGACAGGCTTCATGCCCGCGAAGATGTCCAGCACCCGCTTCACGCGGATGGACTTTTTCTTCGGGTCGTACAGCTTGGCCGCCTCGGTCATCGCCCGGTTGACAGTCTCCATATCATACATCAGGGCCATTGTCAAACCTCCGTCGCGGCGGGCTTTGCCTCGCCGTTTTTCTGTTGGCGGATGATCTCCGCCGCGTCCTTCATGAGCTCGGTCACGCAACTGCCGCCGCAGCCCCAATACGGGCAGCCCTTGCAGCCGATGGCGCCCGTCGTGCAGGCCTCCAGGCCCTTCTCGACCTTTTCCGCGTCAATCATGGCGCAACCTCCTCATTGATACGAATTATCGGTGAATTTCCGCACGAAATCCGGCAGTGTTTCCTCCTGGATGGCCTGGCGCTCCTGGCGCAGGTATTCAGCCTCCACCGCGTCGTCGGCGGCCTGGCGTAGCATCGGGTTATCCTTTCGCCAGTCATCATGCGGGACGTACGGCTCGCACAGAAAACGCCGCACAAAGTCCTGCGGCACTGAATATCCCGTGCCGATGATGAAACGTCTGCTAAGCCTCGCCGCCCTGATAAACTCCGCACATTCGCTGTCAGTGGCAACGGACACATTGTTGCACTTGTGACCGAACGGGCATTCCCGCCGTGCTTTTATCGGGCATACGACCCTGGCCAGCGTCAGCTCGTCGCCCATGTTCAGCGCCTCCCCGTCATTTTGCGCTCCAGGGCGTCAAGGGCGATTTTGATAACCTTGATCGTCACCGGGTCACGGAAAAGCAGCGCGGTCGGATGGGTGACATGATAGTTCAGAATGGCGATGGGCTGCTCGTAGTTCTCCCAGCCGGTGGCCAGGCCCTTCATGGCGTCGATGGCTGCCTCGATGGCCTCCATCTCCGCCACGTTCGGCGCCTCCAGCTTGCCGGAATTTTTCAGCCAGCGGGAAAGGGTCTGGATATGCAGCGCGAGGACGCTGCGCTCTTGTCTGTCCATGTGTACCTCCTTATGATAGGCCCAGCAGCTTGTCCATGGTGTGGGCGCTTTCCATGGCGATGCGCTTGCGCCGACCGTCCGCCTTGACGTGCACGGGGCGCGTCATGCCGATGATGCGGTCGAATACGCGTTTATACTCCATCTGGGCTGGGTTCTCCAGCTCCGGGAAGGACAGGTTCGTCGTGACGATCAGCGGACGCTTTGACAGATAGCGCGCATCGATGATCTCGAATAGCTTTTCGTGGCCGTAGCTGGTGGAGCGCTCGAAGCCGATGTCGTCCAGCACCAGCAGGTCGACACCTGCGATGTTATCCAGGATGCGGCGCTTGTTCCGCTCGAAGTCCTCCGCCATGCTTTGAATCAGCGTCGGGACGTTCGTCACCAGGGCGCTATATCCCCGGTCGATCAGGGCATTGGCGATGCACGCCGCCCAGAACGTTTTTCCGCCGCCCACGCCGCCGGTCAGCAGCAGGCCGGGGGAGGGTTGCTGTTTGATCTCCCGCCAGTTCTCCACATAGTTGCGGGCGATGGTCGCCATTTTCGGGTCGGTGCCGTCGTCCGCGTCGAAGGTCATGCCCAGGTGGTCACGGGACAGGATGCCATTCATGCGCAACTCGTCGATGCGCTGCTGCCGCCGGATGGCTTCCTGCCTGGCTTCCTCCGCATCCCGGCGGGCGATGCCGCAGGCGCACAGGATGGGCACCACCCGCTCGCCCACCATGGGCACGTCCAGGCGCATCTGCTTGCGCCGCTTGCACTCGCCGCAGACCAGCAGGCCGTCCGGGTCGGTGTAGTCCGTCCCGCTGGTGGGCTCATTCGCCTGGCGGGCCTCCGCCGCTGCGATGGCGTCCATCATCAGCGCGGCGGGGTTGAATGCCAGTTCACTCATGGCAGCACCCTCCACCGAAGGAGCAGCGCGCCACGATTTCCGCCAAGGTGTCCGCCCGGCCCTCCTGGTATTTGGCCTGGGCGATCAGCTTGCCGACCTCCTCCGCCAGTTTCCCGTCGCATACCGACGGTCGGTCGGTTTCGTATTCCGTCGCTTCCCGTTTCTCGGTCATTTTGGTGATCTCCTCGCGCAGGGCGTCCCGATCAATCCGCAGCATTTCCTTATCGGCAGCCAGCTCATCCCGCTGCTGGATAACAAAAGTCAAGTCCTTGTTCAGCTTGTCCCGCTCCTCGCAGACGGTGCGGGCAGCCGCCTCCAGGTCGTCGATGTCGCCCTTGTCCTTCACCAGGGCAGCCATGGCGTCCTCCAGCAGCACCGTCCGGCAGCTCTTGCCGCCCTTGCTCTTGTCCTTGTACGGGCAGCCCGTGCCGCATTCCGGCCCGGCGCAGGTTTCCATCGCTTTGAGCAGCACCTCGCGGTTGTGAATCTCGTATGTCTCCATGTTGTGAATCCTCCCTTTCGGGTCGTTATGTAGGGCGCGGGCAAGGAATCGAACCTCGCAGGGCCACCAGGCCGCGCATGAGGCGGAAGGTCACGCCCTCCGCAGGCGCCGTGTCGGCGCGATGTATAGCCCGCAGTTGATGCAGTAGGCACGCTTGCCGGGGATGTAGTCCCGCATGCGCTTGCGCACGTTCCCGGCCTTGTCGCCGGTGAAGGAATGCCCCCGGTTGATCAATACGCGGTACCTGTCCCGCGTGTAGTAGCCGCGCCTGCTGCCGCAGAACGGGCATTCTTGGTAGTGGTCTATCGTCTTTTTCGCCAATATGTCCGCTCCTATCTCTGTTTGTATTTCGGGTCGATGTTCTCCGGGCGGGGGATGGCGGGTATCCAGTGGGAAATAAACCGGTTATGCCCCACATTAAACCAGCCAGTGACCATGACGCCGTTGTAGACGTGCCACACGATCACGCATCCCTGCACGTCCGCATCCGCCTCCGTGGGGAGCCGTTCGTCCCGGTCTACCCAGTCGGAAACAATCACGCCGCCGCCCTCCCTTCTGAATTTCGCCGCTTTGCCGCCGTTTTGCGCCCCTCCTGCCCGTCTGGCGTGCTGGGCGAGTATTTCCCCGCCCAGCGGTCAGACGCGCCCAGACGGCCATTTTGCCCGTTTTCGCGGTGTCGTTCTTTGAATGTGCCGTGAACCTCCCATTCGTGCACCGCTTGCATGCGGCGCTTGCCCTCCATGACAGCGCCGTGCACCTTCCAGTACTTGTCATGGGCCTCGGTTTCCTTGATCTGTGCGGCCCGGAATGCCTGGTACCTCTCGCAGGTGGAATGGCAAGGGCGCCGGTCAGGGCCTGTTGTCCTGTCCTGGCAGCCCCCGCAGGGTGGTAATACAGCCATGCTCTCACCCTCCACCGTTAATGCGTCCGGCTGGGGCCGGGCGGCGGGTTGTTCTTCATCCGCCGCATGCCCTCCAGCGTCGTGGAGCGAATCAGGTCGTCCTCCCTGCGCGCCCTGTTTTTTGCAATGCACGCCGCCTTAAATGCCGCGTATCGTTCACAGGTGGTGTGGCAGTCGTGCACGCGGTCGCCGGACGTCCTGTCCGGGCAGCCCTTGCAGGGTGCAATCCTCGATACCATACCATCACGCCTCCATCAATGCCGGGCCAGCCCATTGTTCGGCCATCGCCCTTGCGATGCCGGGGAAAGTTTTCGACCGGTTTTTCGCCCGGTCTTTGGTAAACATGCCGCGATGCTGGTCTCCGTGCTTGTGCGAATACGAGCCCGATGGGCACCATGTTGCGACGGGCTGCACAATGCACGTCGGCACCAGCAGGGGCAGGTTTTTCAGCCACAGACCCGTCCGCTTCGTGTATTCGTGCCCATGTTCCCACGGCTGCACATACTGCGACACCGGCGGAAGCTCGAATATCTTCGACGGCGTGGGGTTTTCGATGGCGATGCGGTCACAGTCTGCATTGTAAAATGCCATGAAAAACTCCTTCGCCTCCATCCCCTTCGCATATCGTTCCTCGTTGAGGACGCCGCCCTTCCACAGGTGGCGCGCTCCCGCGTTGGTCAGGTATGTGCATGGCGGGTGGGCGATCAGCATGTCCCACTTGCCAACAATTTCGTGCCATTCTCCGTCCATCGTCTGGAAGCGGCAGTTGCCATTGATCAGTCGCAGCACGTCGCCCTTGATGTGCCATTCCGGGTGCCCCCGGAGCAATCCTGGATGTCGCAAGAATACGCTTCATGGCCCTGGCGGCGCATTTCGATGGTCACGGCCTGCGATTCTTCGCATGCAATAAGTATTTTCAATCTTTCCATATTCTCACCCCCACCCTTGCAGCCCGGCCGCGTAGTCCTCCTCGGTTTTGATGCGGCTGCGCTCCGGCTGCGGTCGCTGGTAGCCTCCACCGGCAGGGCGTGCGTCCTTGATAGCGTAGAATGCAGCCCATCCGCGAGCGATGACCGCCTCCAGGTATGCAGGCACGGCCAGGCCGCTCTCCTGGGCCAGCGCGTCCAGCTTGTCCAGGTTGAGGGTCAGGGCCTTTTCCGTTTGCGGCGCCCGCTTGGCCTTGCGTACTTTCAGCCATTCCCGCAGCAACTCCAGGGTCGCCGGGTCGGTCGTGTACCTGGCCAGGATGGCCTCGGTGTCCGCCTTGGCCTTTTTCGCGGATTTCTTTTCCGGGGGAGGGGTGGGGGCTTGTCCCCCCTCGCTATCCTTTTCCATATCCTTTTGAATATCTTTAGAGGATATATTATTGGGTAAACTTTCTTTAACGGGGGGTGTTAAACTTTGTTGAATACCCCCGTTAAACTTTGTTGAATACCCCGTTAAACTTTGTTGAATACCATTAAAACCAGTTGCACGGTAGGAGCACAGCTTCACGCCGTTGGTGATGGTCTCTTGCTTTTCGATGAGCCCCTTCTCAATCAGCGCTTTCAGATTCCCGATGACGCCCTGCTTCGTGCCCCTCACCCAATCGGCGAGGTATTGCAGCCCGCCGGTGAACCATGTCCCCTCCGTCTGGCTGAATCCGTAGATAATGGCATAGATGCGCAGCTCGTTGCCTTTCAGCTCCAGCCGGTTGATCATCCAGCCATGCTCCACGATGAAATTTTCGTCACGCACCGCACCCACGCGGAGCACCTCCTTCGTCACTTCTTGCAGCTTTTCAGCAGCTCCGCAGCCGCGTCGTGCAGCCGCTTCATCCGCCTGGCCCGTTCTTCCTCGGTGAGGATAGGGCGATATACGCGGATGATCGCGCCCGGCGCCTCTATCGTGATGGGCTCCATGTATGTATCCTTGCTCTTTGCCATGTAATCGACCTCCTATCCCCAGCCTATGGGCTGGCCGCTTGTCCTCATGCCATTTATCGGCATCGCGCAAAGTACAGTTAAACTGTACTCAAAGTTCAAAAAAAATCACTTGGTCAGCCGCCGAAACGAATGTAATTCAGCGACACGCCCAGCGCTTGCTCGATCTTGCCCAGCATGCGCACGTTGGGATACCTGCGGCCAGATTCCCACGCGATAATCGTCGATTCACTCACGCCGCACTTTTCGGCGAGTTCCTTTTGCGTGAGCTTTGCATTCACGCGGGCAGCAGCTAACGACATCAAGGGATAGGACGTTTCCATCGTCATTTGCACCGTTCACCTCCTCGCGAATACAGTTTAACTGTACTTCAATGCTATATTACAATAGTTTTTCGAGAAAGTCAACAGGTAAACTGTAAAATATGCGTGTAAAACTTGACAATTTAACAGAATAACTGTACATTAAAAGGGAAATAAGTGGAAAGGGGGTGCGAAAATGAAGGGGCTTGGTAACAAAGCCATTATGTCCAGGAATTTGCGACGGCTCATGCGGGAAAAAGACGTCACTCCTAAAGAGATGAGCGCTAAACTCGATATACCGTATACGACATTGCTGTCTTGGATGAAAGCGGATAACTACCCGCGCATTGATAAGATAGAGGCAATGGCCGAATATTTCGGCGTGATGAAGTCCGACCTGATTGAGGAAAAGCTCACGCCGGAAAAAGAAAAGGACGCTGATCTCCTGGCGGATATCTTCGTCCGAATGAGAACGGACGCCGCATACGGCGACCTGGTGAAGTATCTGTATAAATTCGACGCCGCGAAGTGCGCGGGCATTCATCAGATGTTACGCGCTTTTGATGAGCAGCCGTCTGATAAATTCAAGTAAGGGGATGTCGTTGCATTTCTGTATTGCTTCGATGATTTGTTGGACGATTTCTTCCTTTGACACGGTTGCTCTATCCTTTCTGTAATGTAACAAACAAACGTTCTATACTGGTATACTACAATAAAGATTCCGAATTTGCAATATAAGATACCATATTCGGAATACTTCGACAAAAAAGGATAAATGCAGGAGCGCCCAGCGCCAACCGATGCGCCCCTGCGTGCGGGGGATGATAGGCCTTTCGACCTGGATAAATCCTATCACCCGCGACGAAAAATCACAATAAGCAAAGGTGAATTGGACGCTTAATTCGGGATGATTTACCGCTTCATTTCGGTAAATTGGCCCGCTTCGTTTAGCGAGATAGGAGAAAAAACATGTACAGCGAGTGCATCGAATGCCAGAAAATCGGCATTTCCTGCGATGGCCCCAATTTCTTCGCTATGAGCACGCCGGAGCTGCTTGCCTGGTGCAAAGCACGCAAGGCATACCTGCGCGCCTCCAATGCCCAGCTTGCAGAAAAGTCCGGGATGCCGAAGGGCACAATCGACCGACTTTTCGCCGGGGAGCATGTAGACTTTCGATATGAGACCATCCGCCCGCTGCTAAAGGCATTGACCGGCGGCGCGTGGGCCGGGAATCCCTGTGCGGCGATCCAGGAGGACGAAGCGCTGCAAAAGAAGGTGCAGGAGCTCGAAGCGGAGCTTGCCCGGCGTGATGAAAGCATCCGGCATTATAAAGAGAATTACGACGACATGACGAAGCTGGTCGCCAATACGAACAAGCGCCACGAGGAGCAGCTCAAATTCCTGCGCGGAGAGATCAAGCGGAAGAACAAGGCCGTCACCACGTTGACCGTCCTGGCCGTGCTGGCGCTGCTGTATATCATCGTGACGCTGATCATCGACCTGGCCGACCCGTCGCGCGGTTATTATTGGCTGGAAAGCCTCCTCCACCTGCCGCAAAGCATCATCGAACAAACTGGACACATCATGTAATACAGGAGGACAGCATCGTGGGTATTAAAACGAGAAGCAGCCGAAAGATTTTACCCGGCGTCCGCGTAAACCGAAACGGCAATTCGACCAGTTACACAGTCGGCGGCAAGTATCACAGAACGACGATTAACGAAAAAACCGGTCGCATCACAGAAACCACTCGCATACCCGGAACGCGCGTTTCTTTTGTGACAACCAGCCACGCGAGCGAATCCCAACGCACAGCGAGCCCGCTCACATACAAGATTTGCGGAATTATCATGCTTGCGCTTGGTATCCTTGCCGCCTTTGTCGGCTTGATCAGCATTTCCGTCGGCGGCTGGGTCATTGCGTTGCTCGCCCTCCTGCCGTTGTACTATGGTTGGCAGTTCTTGAAACGATCAAAACAAAACAGAAACGGGGAATAAAGAATGTATGTACACAATATTGCAGAATTAGGGCTCACGCCCGAAAGTATACTGGACTATTTGAGAAAATCGCGAACGGACGACCCGGCGCTTTCCATCGCGGAAGTGCTGGCGAAGCATGAGGAGCTGCTGGACGGCTGGAACGTCAAGCACCTGGGCCGCCCGGTGCCGGAAGAAAACAAGTACAGGGAAGTCGTCAGCGGCGAGACGATCGCCGACCGTCCGCAGATACGGGAGCTGCTGCTGCGCATCGAATCGCCCAGCATCAAGGCAATAAAGATCGCAGACGAGGCGCGCCTTTCCCGTGGTGACCTGGAGGACGCGGGCCGCCTCATCAAGCTGCTGCGCCACACAAATACCCTCGTTATTATCCCGGATTCATGGGGAGGGCAGTTTGTTTATAATCTCCGCGACGAGGACGACCGGGACAAGCTGGAGCGCAAGCTCAAAGAAGGCAATCAGGCCTTGGAATACCAGAAAAAAATCATGCGAAGGGGCCGCGAATTGTCCGTGCAGCGCGGAAATTTCATCGGCTGGCGCGCTCCGTATGGATACAAGAAAATATCCATCAAACAAGGCAAAGATAAATGCGAGACGTTGGAGATCATTCCAGCGGAGGCGGACGTGGTGCGCATGATCTTCGATATGTACGTCAACCAGGACATGGGCCGCGTAAATATCGCCCACCGCTTGAATGAGCTGGGCGTGCCTACCCGCACCGGGGCGCTCTGGGCACAGGATACCCTCAAGACAGTGCTCGAAAATCATCACTATATCGGCAAAGTGCGATGGAATTGGCGCAAGACGGTGACCATCGTCGAGGAGGGCGAGATCAAAGAGGTGCGCCCGGTATCGAAGGTCGGCGAGTATCTCTTATACGATGGCAAGCATGAGGCCATTATCTCCGATGAGCTTTTCCAGGCTGCGCAGGAGAAGAAGGGCCGAAACTATCGGGCGAAGCCAAATACAAAGATTCGCAATCCGCTGGCCGGGCTGCTGTTTTGCAAGTGTGGCCGGGCGATGTCGCTGCGGACGTATAAATACCACAATGCGGAGCCTCGCCTGCTATGTGATAATCAAAAGTACTGCGGCACGACGTCCTGCACCTATGCAGACATGCTCGACCGCGTGCGCGATATTTTGAAGCAATGCATCGCCGATTTTGAAGTGAGGATAAAGGACGACAACAAAGACGCCGCAAGTCTGCACGCTAACTTGATAAAGCGGCTGGAAGCGAAGCGCGCGGAGCTGGATGCGAAGGAGCTCGCCCAATGGGAAGCCCAGGCAGACCCAGACCCATCAAAGCGGATGCCCGCCCACATATTCCAGGCATTGAATGAGAAGCTCTTGAAGGAAAAAGACGAAGTACGGCAGGCACTCTGCAAGGCTTACGAATCCATGCCGGAGCCAGTCAACTATGAGGATAAACTTGTCCGCTTCCAGGCCGCGCTCGAAGCGCTCGACGACCCGGAGGCGTCGCCAGCGAAGAAAAACAAGCTCTTGAAGGAGTGCATCGACCGGATAGATTATCACCGGGAAAAGGCGGTTCGGAAAAGACGCGAAGGGAAAAAGAAGCGCATCACAGTAAACGGAAAACGCAAGGTCGTGAGTGATCTCCGGACCGGTGCAAACTGGACGGAAACGCCCATCGAGCTTGATGTAAAGCTGCGCCTGTAATCGTAGCAAAGGCGCAGCTTTCCTTGCGGTCTTTTATTTCCATCAATGGTGTGCAGATTCGTCAGCGCGCCTATGATGGAAATAACTGCACCACTATCTACAAAGCCAATAATGGCGCGGTTTGCAATAGAAAAGAGGAGCCCTCACGGCTCCTCTTTTTGTCGTCTTATCAATCAATCAGCCAGCTTGTGGTGATCAGGATAGGGTCGCTATCTGCAGGAATCACAGCGCCAGCGGAGCGGAAAATCACCTCGCCCGTTTCCTCCACAAACATGCGGGCCGCTCTCACGTCGTCAGCATTGCCACAGTATCCGACGTAGGCATGGCCGCCAGCAGGCGGGCGGAATCCTTCGGGGATAGTGCAGATTTGCGTCTGGTTCGCCGTGACGCCCGTACACAGGCCGCGCAGGTGCACCGTTTTGCCGACCCTCCGCAGCTTCGGCACCCACATCGCGGAGAACCGGATGCCGTCCGCACCGGTGAGCTGCATCCAGCCCGTGTCTGTTTCGAGTTCAGTCACCCGCGCAGACAGATCGGTGATCGTCTGGGCCATGTCTGTCAGGAGCGTGTCCACCTGGTCGATTTCCTCCGCCATGACGGGCTTGTGCACCTCGAAGTCGATCACCGTGCCGGGGTCGACGGGTTCCGCGAGGGTGATGCTTGCCGTGGTCTCGTTGATGGCATACTCCGCGCCGGGGGCCAGGCGGAAACCGTTCACATAGACGTTAAGAAGATCAGCCCCGGCATTGAAGCCCACGACGCCGATCGGCGCGACGGTGGTATCCACGGCAGACGCCGTGTATCGGGAATGATAGGTTTTGAGAATAGGAGTATCCACAAGGCTTTGCACATATCCACAATAATACGAATTGTCGCGGAGATCGGTCAAATTCGCATCGTCGATATAGGACGCGCCCGCTTCGACATATACGCTCGCCAGCGCCAGGTCGTGCACCGTTGCCGTGCGCACAGGGTTGGGCGCGACGGGGTTCTCGGAGGGCGCGCCGGTTACCACCTGGAGGGTGATCGAGCGCACGCTGTCCGACATGTCCAGGCGGGCCACCACGAGGTCGAAGCGCGGCAGCACAGCATGCGCGGTCGGAATGGTCACCTTTTCCGCAGTCGCAGCCCGGAACCAGCGGCAATTGATCAAGCCAGCACCAGCGGCCACGTTGAGCTCCATCCCGTCAGCCGGGGACACCTGCAAACACCTGTTAATGCGCTTGAAGATACCATTGGACAGGATGTGCTCGAAGTAGCGGCTCATATCGTCGGCATTGTACAGCCGGTCGCCGCCCACGCTATTGAAAAATCCACTTTCCAAAGCCATTCTTTACACCTCCACGTTTTCAAAAATCGGGATAGCGGAGTATCCCTGCGCGTCCCATACCTCTGTAATGGCGGATATGCGGACGTTTTTGCGGATGCCGTATTCGTTCTCCACGGTCACGATGTCGCCCAGGGTATAATCTTCATCCAGAATGAAGGTATTCCCGGTGTCCATCTCGCCGTCGAAGGATTCGGACAGCGAATGCTCCGCGAGCTTCTCCGTGCCACGGGCCACAAGCTGGGCCGTGTAGTCGTCCGCGCTGATCTCGCCCTCATTGGTGGACAGGTCGCGCGCGTCGATGTACAGCTCCCGGCGCGCAAGGCCGGACGCGCTGCCGATGGTAGCACGCTTGCGGGCCTTGCCCTCACCCTCGCCCGCCACGATGGCGACGTTTTTGTAGTTCGTCGTATCCATGACATAGGCGGATGAAAGCAGGTTCTCGTATTCAGCGGAGAAGATGACAGGGCTGTTATCCTCCTGCCCCTCGCTCCTATCCAGGCCGCGCAGCAGCTCCATGCGCAGCACGACGCCCTCCTCGGTCGCGTCGGCCACGGCACGGAAGCCCAGGCCGTGGGCCTTGCAGATACCCTCCACCGCCTCCAGCAGGTTGGTGCCGGTGTACTGCGCGCGGGCGGTCGCGGTCGACACGTCCGGCGCGTACATGGTCAGCGGGAGCGCGCGAGCGGGGTCTGTCGGGGCGACGGCGTTCTCACGGATGAGGCGGTATGCAGCAGCATCCACGCGTCCGCTCACGCTGGTTTGCTCCAGCACGATGCGCCTGCCGATGATGCTTTCACCGCCGCGCCCGGATACCAGGATATAGTTGCCATCCTCCGCGCTGGTCTTGATCTCGATATGCTCGACGATCATCGCCTCCTCCGCGTCGTCGCGGGTGATGAGAAAATCGTCCGCCAGGAGGGCCAGCATTTCCGCCGTCGCGGGGAAGTAAAGCTCGAAGTCGCTGGGCTTTTGATAGCGCCGCGTCCAGATGGCGGATGTGGGATTTTCGACGATGCCCACCCACACGCCCGCATGGTCGTGCACGTTAAAGTCCATCTTTACACCCCCACATACAGGTCGTTGTGCCGCAGCGTGACCAGCATCGCCGCAGCGCCCGCCTCTGCGGAATAGGCGATATAATTATCGCCGGGCTGGAGCTGGAGCCAGGGGCCGCCCTTCTGCTTGCGATGCAGGGCGTTGACCACCTCGCCGCTGGGGCTGGTGATGGTGAGGCGATGGCTGCCCGACCTGGTGTCGATGGTCAGGGTGTGCCCTGCCTCCAGCGCGCCCTTGACGCGGAACGCCTCGTTCGTGACGGCGTTGTAGATGATGGGCGCCGTCACATCGCTGCGGGCAAAGACGGAGATCACGAAGCCGGTCACCACGTCGCCGCTGTTATGCAGGATGGCATAATCCGCGCCGGACAGGTCGGAGAAGGGCACGCCCGCCGCTTCGATGGCGAAGGGGAAGGAAAACATGCCCGTGATGCCGGAAATGTCCTTGACGATTTCCTCCGCGCCGATGAGATGCGGCTGCGGGCAGATGATGGAGATTTGCACCGCCTGCACCATGGAAAATTGATTCGGGTCGCAGGTCTCCACGACGCCCTCGGTGTACACCTTGCGGCTGCCGTTTTTGTAGTGCAGCTTTACCCATTGTTTCGGCGTGAACCAGCGATACAGCCGGATGCGGTTTTCCTCCACGTTGTTGTGGATGGTCACCGTCAGCACGACGTTTCGCCTGCCCACGCGGGCGGAATTGTACTTGTCGCCGTCCACCATGCCCAGGCCGGAGGTTACCACGTCCGCGCCGACCGGCCCCAGGCCGGTATAGGTCACCTGGTAGGCGCTCCTATACTCGGTCAGGGTCAGCAGCTCGCCGGAGGGATTTTCTGCTGTCAGCGTAAACATTTAGGCACCCCCTGCAAAGGCCAGCGCGTTGTTTGTCTGCCGGTAGATTTCACGGCGGGACAGGGCGCGCGGGCTGTTGTTGGTCTGGTTGAAGATGATCGTCCTGCCGCCTGTTGCGGGCGTGCCGGGGCCTCCACCGACGGGAGACAGACCGTCCAGGGCAGCGTCGCCCAGCTTGCGCACGGCGCCATTGACGACATTGCGGCTGTCCGCGATGCCCTCCGCCATGCCAAGGCCCAGCATCTTGCCCACTTCGTCGCGCATGACGCGGGACGGGCTCTTGATGCCAAACAGGCCCTTGATAAAGTCCAGCACATTGCCGACCCAGCCGGTAATTTTGTCCTTTATCCACTGGAAGGAATTCGAGATGCCATTCCACAGGCCGGAAACCAGATTTTTACCGATGGACAGCATGCCGTCGATGGAGAACACACTCTTGATCTTGTCCCAGATGCCGGAGAAAAAGCTGCCCACGCTGGAAAAGGCGTTCGTGATTCCCGTCCAAGCATTGCGGAAGATGTCCCCAAACCAGGAGCCGACCTTGGAGAAAACGCCCGTCACCTTGCCCCACAGGCCGGAGAAGAATTCACCCCATCCGGCGAAAATTTTCTTGATTGCATCCCAGGCGCCGGAAAAGTCGCCGGACAAAACGGACTTGACAACGGAGAAAATGCCCTTGATCGTGTTCCAGACCTGGCCGAAGTACTTACCTATCGTCGAATTACTCCAAACGGATTTGATTTTGTTCCAGGCGTCGGAGAAAAATTTCGCGATATTCGATGCGGTTTTGCTGAACCACTCCGCCACGGCGGCGAATGCTTTTTTGATGCCCTCCCACAAGTTAATCCAGAAATTGCGGAATTCCTCGCAGTTATTCCACAGCGTCACAAACGCAGCCACGAGGCCAGCAATGGCCGCCACGATCAGGACGATGGGATTCGCGAGCATGGTCGTGTTGAGCAGCGCGAACGCCTTGCTCACGCCGCTGATAATCCCTTGAATGGCAAGGGCAGCAGCCAGAACGCCAAGGGCCGTCGCGATGCCGATAACAATCGGCTCGATGGTGGGCAGATTATCAAGCACCCAGGTCACAATATCTTCGATGATCGGGGCGACCTTCTCCATGATGGTTGCGCCCAGATTTGTCATCGCGGTGTTGATAGGCTCAATGGCTGCGCCCATCTTGGCCATCGCTTCGTTGTGGCGAAATTGTGCCTTTTCCGCCTCCACCAGGTCGGCGTTATTCTGCACATACGAGTCGTGCACCTCTTTCAAGCCGGACTCGTTCAGCCATTGCATGACGTATTGCTGCCGCTCCGCCTCGGTGGTGCAGGCGGCCAGTCCTGCGTTGAATGCTTCCAGGTCGCCTCCCATGCGCTCGATGAGTTCGGCGAAGGGGCCGACCGCCTGGCCGACGGCGAGCGTTTCCTGCAAGCCCTCCGCCATGCCCTCGAATTTGAGGCCGTCAAACTTGGTCGCCGCGCCCGCGAATGCCTCCGCCGCGTTGGTGATGTTGGTCGTGTCAAGGCCGGTCGCCATGAGCATGTTCAAGCCCTCCATGGCGGCGTCGGTCTCGCCGGTGACGGCGGCCACATCTGCGAGGACTTCGGTCATGGCGCCCATGTCCTGGCCGGAATCCCTGGCGTTTTGCTGAAGCTGGGCCATCTCGCGGCGATAGTCGCGGGTAGCCTCCGCCAGGGATGCGAGGGCGTCCACGGCGCTGCTGATGGCATTAGACACAAAGTCGGCGATAACGTCCTTCATGATCGACCAGCCGCCAGCGCCATCCTTCGCATCGTCGCCCGCTTCCTTGGCGGCGTCGCCTGCCTTTTTGATGTCGGATGCAGCCCCGTCTGCGCCGCGCTCCACTTCTTCCAGCTTGGCAGCGTAGGCGTCCAGCTCCTTCTCCGTCTTATTAACGACGGCCTGCTGGTTATTGATCTTCGTTTGCAGGTCAACGGCGGCAGCGCTGGCCGCGCCCTGCTCCGCGACCGCCTTTTGATAGGCCGCCTGGAGCACATCCAGCTTGCGCTTCTCCGCGTCGTGGACGTCGCCCAGTTGGCGCAGCTTGGCGGCCAGGCCGTCGGTGCTGCTGCCCCAGTCGTCCATGCCGGAGGATGCGGCCTTGAATTCGCTGTTTGCCAGCTTAACGGCCCGGTTGGCCTCCTGCATGGCAGACTTAAAGTCGGTAATGTCTGCCTGGAATTGCAGCGTTGTCCGAATGTTTTCCTCCGCCATGCTCTCACCTCCTCGATGTTAGAACCAGTTGTCACCAGCCGGGCGACGGATGCGGCCCTGCGCGTCGATCTCCTCGCCCTTCTTCCTGCGCGGCTTGGAGTTGGTGCGGCGCACAAGGAGAAAAACCTCCTTCGCCCGCTCCCGCCGGACAGAAAACGGCGTCAATGCTGGGTATGCTTTGCAAAGCTCATTGGTCAGGTTGAACAACGCTTGATACAGCGTTTGCGCATCGTCCTCCGCAGCGGCTTCACCGCTTGCGAAAGGTCAGGCTCTTGATCTGGTCAATGGAAAAGCCAGTCAGGCCGACGATGACGTCCAGCACCTCGCGGGTCTTGGTGCGGCGCAGCTCCTCCTCGGTCAGGCCGGGGAAAATGTCAAACAGCAGCGGATTGATGACGTCCGCGCGGGCGCGCATCAGGCGGGACGCGGCAGCGATAACGCCGTCCTTGTCGTCCGCGTTGGTCAGCGCATCCAGGTCGAGGCAGTCGAGCAAGTCCTCCACCGTGCCATACATCACCTCGTAGTCCTGGGTGCAGTAGGTCTTTTCGATTTCCCTCTGGGTCTTGTAAACGTTGAGTTTCAGCTCCATTTTTCTGCCTCCTTCGTTTTTGCAGTTATTGAATGCGGGGGCGGATGTTCCCGCCCCCGTCATGGATTAGGATGCGGCCTTGGCCTTGAGGGTGTCCGGCGTGGTGACGGTATCGAAGAACGTCGACAGGTCGGCCAGGCCCTCGCGGTCGGACACGACGATGCCCTTCACGCCTGCGGGCTTCCAGGTCTTGCCGTCCTCCGCCAGCTCGCCCTTGGCAAACTTGTGCACGGTGTTGACACCGGTATAAACCAGGGTCGTTTTGCTGCTGTCGGTGGTGTTGTCCTGGGTCTTGTGGGCTTCTGCGGGCGTGCCAAAGGTGCCCTTGTAGCGCCAGACGAAACGGGTAAAGCCGTCGGTGTCCTGGGTCTTATAGCCCAGGGCGAAGTACCTGGTCCGGGTCGGGCCCTCGATCATGGCGCCGGTGGTCGGGTCGTAGGGCTTGCCGCGAAGCCTTGCCTGCTGCGCGACGGAAAGGCCGGCGCAGACAACGTTGATCGTGTCGGGGCCCTCGCCGTGAATGACGATCATCGGCTGGTTGTCGTAGTATCTCGCATCGTTGCTTTCCTCGACTTCCTTGCCGACTTCGGCCACAGGCGCGAGCTCCTCAACGGGGCCAGTCACATAGCCGCCATCCTCCAGATTGTCGTCGCCGGTCACCTCGGCGATGACAAGGCCATCAACGCCGCGATATTCGTAGACTTTGCTCATGGTTATACCTCCTTATTGTTGATAGGCTGCACGCACCAGGCGGTGAAGTGCCAGCCGGTGTGCGTCGGTTCGTCGCTCATCGCATCGCTGCCCACGCCGGGGACGACCCAGCCAGCCGCGCGCAGGCGCCCCATCAGCTCCAGCGGGATACGCTCCACCTTTTCGGGGTCGCTGCTGTAAAAGCCGATTTCAAAGGCCCAGACGACGGAATGGGGTTGGTTGTCGTAGTGCGCCTCGAAAGGCGCGTCGGTGGTCAGGAATGTGAAGAACGATTCCGGGTATTCCTGGGCTGCGGGCATGGTGTGCATCAGCCAGTACGGGTATCTCATTTCGTCGAAAATATCGAGCAGGTCAGACTTTGCGCCCATGCCATCACCCCCTTGTCAATGTTTGCAGGAATGCCTCCAGGGCTTCCCGTTGAATCCTTGCGACTTCGCGCTTCACAGACGGGCCGAATGCCGCCTTGCGCAGCTTGACATCCGGCTTCATCTTGGGCGTGCCCCACATCAGAAAGATGGAGGGCCAGCCGCCATCCGTCAGGTCGAAACCGATGTTTACCTGGGCTTTTAGCGGCGTTTTCCATTCGACTTTAGGCGTCCGCACCAGGGAGTCGCGCGTGTCACCGGTGGCCACATGGCGCGCGATGCCGGTCGATAGCTGCGGCGTGATGTAGTCGTGGGTATCCCGCAGGGCCTTGTCGGCTGCCTGCTGGAGGTCTCCGCCTGCCTTTTCGATGCGGTCGGCCAGGTCGTACATCTCCTCGAAGCGGAACGCGAATTTCGACTTTTTAGCCACCGCCGCGCACCCGCCTCGCCTTGAAAACTGCGTCCTGGTTGCGCATCTCCCAATTTTCGGGGGCGTTGATGATCTCATACAGCACACCGCCGGGCAGGACGCGGATGCGGCAGTCCGCCGTGATGTCGGGCCGGTACCAGGTCGTCACGACGATGGTGTCCTCGATCACGAGCAGGTCATTTTGCACGCGTTCCGTGCCGCCGTAGCTCTTGACGTTGGCGAAGATGATCGGCAGCGTCGTCTCCTCCGCCTCGGCGGGCCACAGCTTGACGTCCACGCCGTTGACCTTCTTCGTGCCGGTGGGCGCGATCAGGCGGCAGGGCGTGCACTTGTAGGCCGCTGCATTAGGTCTGCTCATTGGTCATCACTCCCCATTTGAGCGCGAGCTGCGCAGCGCGTTCGTGGAAGTAGGGCGAAAGGGCTGCATTGCCTGCGCCAAAGTTCCACAGGTCAGCCACGCCCCGCGCCACGATGCCGCCGAAGGGCCGCGTATTGGTCACGGATTTGGGGATGCCCGCGTCCTGGAGATACTCCCGCACCTCGTCGATGTAGGGCTGCAATACGGGATTGATATAATCATTCCCGGCCTGCCCCAGGCTTGCTTTTACATGCTCCAGCATGTCGAAAGGCATTTCGGACACGCCCTCACCTCCTCGAAGATAGCGGGGCGGCGGTCACACCGCCCCGCGTTGGTTATCAGGCCGCGCCGATGGTGGCCAGGATGAGGCCATCCTTCACGACGACGCCGCCGCCCAGGGAGACATCGCCGACGATGGTCAGCATCAGCTTGGTGATGGCGGCATCATCGGAGACGGCGATTTCATAGTCGCCGAACAGGCCCAGCTCGAAGCAATGCAGGTTGCCGTACAGCAGCTCGGTGTCGGCCAGGTTGTTGTCCAGGACGTACTTCACGGACAGGCCGCCGTCCTTGATCATGCCGGTGTTGGGGTTGCCAGCATCGGGAACGATCTCAAAGACGGGCTTCTTCTCCTGGGTGCCGCGAATGTCGCCAAACTTGATGAGGTTGGCCTTGTTCAGCACCAGGGCCGCGCTGCCCTCGACGCCCAGCTCGCCGCCATAGTTGAGGGCCAGCTTACGGAGGGTATCCGCAGCGATGGCGGTTACGGTCATCTTCTGGGTCAGGGCGGACGCCTTGGCCTGGGTGACGATCAGCTTCGCCGCGTACTTGCGCAGGGCGGTCAGGGCGGACGCGCGCACCTTCTCGGCGTAGTTGAGCGGGGACTGCTTGCGCACTTCCTTGGAGACGTAGGACACCACGGCAGCGGTTTCGGGCGTGATGGTCACGAAGTCGAAAGTGGGGTCGGACGCAGCAGCCTCGGCGCCCTCGGTATGCTTGGCAGCAGTAGCGGAGGCGATTTCATAGGCCACCTTGTAGGCGCCCATGCCGGTGCAGTCGGTCACCTTGACCATATCGACGATGGAAGAAACCTGGGTAAAGGCGTCATTGATGCCGCCGACCTCGGTCGGGGTGGCAATCTTGCCGCCGGAGATCAGGGTCGCGCGGGCCTCGGTCACGGGCACGGACTGGCGGCCAGTATTGACAAACGCCTTGGCGCGGGCTTCCATGGAGGCGCGGGCCTGGGGCGCGTTGCTGCGGGTGTCGAAGGAAGCGACGGCGCGACCGGGGCGGAAGTTGCGGGAACGCTGGTTATCGTCGGGAACGTCCTGCTCCTCGCCGTCCTCCTGGTTGTCCTCATCGTCGCCCAGCTCGGCGCGGGCGTCGCCCAGCTTGGCCTTGCATTCGGCCAGCTTGGTGCGGGCCTCCTCGATCTCATCCTGCGCGGCGGCAATCTGCTCGCCCAGGGAGCGCACTTCGTTGATGTCCTGGCTGGCGTTCATCTTGTCGCGCAGCGCCTTGACGTCGTTCTGCTTCTTGGTGATGAAGTCCTGGAGATACTTTTCAAACATGGTGTTTTTCCTCCTTACAGGTTGTATGCGTACATGATTTTTGCCTTTGCAAGCGCCAGCTCATCAGCAGCACCCTCCGGTGCATCGCTGCGCGTGACCTTCCTCCTCGCGCTCTCCAGCGCGGTGCGGGCGCTCTCCAGCGCGCCGCCTCTTGCATTTATCTCCGTGTCGTCGTAGGCGGGGAACGTCACCGCCGATACTTCGACAATGGATGCGATCTTGGTAATGTGGCGGGTCGGGTAGTCGGATTCGAGGTTTTCCCAGGTCTCCTCCGCCACGGAGAACATGAAGGACATGCCGGAAATGTCCCCGCGCTGCACCGCGCTATACAAGGCGCGGGCCTCCGCATTGTTCTCGGTATCCAGCGCCACGCGGTTGAGCAGCAGCCCCTCCGCATCCGGCGTCATTTGCATGGTGCTGTTTTCGTTGTTGTTGCGGCTGCGGGCCAGCGGAATCATGGACGTGTCATGATTGACCAGGAAGCGCACGTCCGTAAGGTCTGCGCCGTCCAGGGCGCCGGGTTCGATGATCTCCTGGAACCATCCGCCGATGTCCGTCGGGCTGGAATACACCACAGGCCGCCCGGTGAGGATGGCCGTGCCCTGCTCGGTCTTTTCCGCGCGTACATCAAAGAGATAACTGCGTCGCTCAAGCGTCGGTAGGTTGGGCTTCTTCGTCTTGTGCATCGTCGTCCGCCTCCTTCGTTTTCTCCGTTTTCTGGTTTTGCAGTTGGTAGTCCGCTGCATGGGTCTGGTCGATGTAGTTCAAGGACTGCATGCGCACGCCCACCAGTTCCGGCAGCGGCGCCATGCCGAAGATGCGGCGCTTCTCGTTCTCGTACAGCGCGCCGGACGGCCCCAGCTCCCGCACCATTTCCAGCTTTTGCGCGGTGCTCATGAAGATGAGCTCCTCCGGGTAGAATTCGATCTTGTTGTGATGGCCGATTGCTTCCCTGGAGAAAATGCCCTTCGTGAACGCCTGGGACAGCGCCACGACAAAGGGCTCGATGGTCTGCTGGTAGAATGCCGCGAGCTGATCGGGCGTGTAGTCGCCGGTCAGGATGGCCAGCGGGACGCCGAAGTGCCGGAGGATTTTGCTGTCCACAAATTCCAGGGTATCCTTGTCCACCAGCTTGACATCTCTGCCGATGGCCACATAGTCGCCCTTGATGTCAAGGGGCAGCAGGCCGGATTCGCTGGACGCCAGGCGGTCGGACAGTTCCTTGATGTTCTTCTCCATGGTGCCGTTGTCCAGCATGGTGTTATACTTCACCACGCCATTGACTGCATAGGAGGCTTTGAGGCCCTTGGCGACGCCCTGCATGAGCATGTCGTTCAGCTCCACGGTTTGCAGGATGGCGTTATTATCCGGCTGGCCGTAGGCGTTGCCGCCCATGTAGTCATTCTCGAAGCAATGATTTGGCACATGGATGACGTCGGAATAAAAGACAGTCGTCTCTGTCCCGTCGTCGAATTCCATCTGCACGGCCAGGCGCCCGCTCGCGTCCTCAATGAAGGTCACGCGGGCAGGCTTGACGGGCCACAGGGCGGTCACGGTGCCGTTGTTATCCCGGACGGGAATAATCCAGGCATTGTATTGCGTATAGTAGGCATACGCGATACGCTCCAGCATGACGGCGGTCGTCATGACTGCATTGGGCGCGTCGAGCACCCGCTGCAAGGGGCCGCGCACCGGCATGACGTCCGACCCCATTTCCCGGATGTGGCGCGGTGTCAGCTTCTTTGCTTCCTTTACGATGCAGTAGACAGCCTGCTGCACCACGTCGGACGCATAGATGTTCGTGCCGAATTGGGAGAAAATCGGCATTCGCCCGTTGAGCATCTGCGCGTACTTGTAGCGCTGCCGGGCGGGTTTGAGGAAGTCAAACAAGCCCATTTTATCCCCTCCTATTGCAGTTTGTTGTTCAGTACAGTGCGGTACCGGCGATATATCTCGTAAAGGATGATCAGCGTCACCGCGCCGTCGATGCGGCGCCCGGCCTGGTTGTTGATCTTCACCGCCATGACGTTGCCCAGGTTGTCGATCTCCATGGATGCATTGCCCAGGCACCAGCGGTCGACCGGGTTTTCGTTGTAGTTGATAAGTTGGTCTTTTAGGTCAGCCTCGACCAGCTTCATGGCATTGGACAGCGTGAGCTTGTTCTGCGCGACCATCTCGCACTCGAATCCGTATTCCTCCATGCGGTTTAGAAACTCGCGGGCAAACTTCACGTCATAGCCGACTTTTATCAAGCGGATGCCGTAGTCCGTATACAGGGAATAGAACCAGTCAGCCACGCGGGCGAGGTCGTTCTCGTTCCCTTCATGGATGGCCACGTGCCCAGCCCGCGCCCATTCGGGATAGTCGGCGCCGTATCCGGTGTCTGGTGCTCGCTCCAGCTTGCTCTCCGGGATGAAATACTTCGTGTATATGTACTTGGTCTTGTCATCCTTACGCATGAGCAGGATTTTCGCGCACGTCAAGTCGGTGGTCTCGGACAGGTCGACCGCGCCGAACGCGTAGGCGCCCCGGAAATCCTCCAGGTCGTAGGTGGCCGGGTAGGTGTAGTCCTCCTCCATGAGCCATTGCTGCGAGTTGCTCACCTTGATGTTGAAGTCCTTGGACAGGACGAACATGCGGTCAGCCTTGGAGCGCTTGGCCGTGTCCACCTGGATGCGGAGATATTCCCACCGCTTGACGGTGCCCAGGGTCGGATTGCTTTTCTGCCAGGTGCTTTCATCCTGCCAGACCTCCGCCTCGCTGTCCTGGGTGTAAAGCCAGGGCAGCATGCGCTCCGCTGCGATGCCAGTATCCTCACCCGTCAGGACGGCCCGGAATTTCGCAAGCTCTTTGTCGAGGTATCCGTCATTGACAAAGCCCTCGGTCGTGATGTTGATAAATTTCGGGTTTTCCTTGAGGCTCTGGGACTGCTCGATCGACTTCGCGATGACGTTCTCCTTCATTTCGTGGGATTCGTCCAGGATGGCAAAGTCGATGTTTCGGCCCTCTTTGTTGCGCGTCCGATCGGACAGCTTGAAAACCTTGCTCTTGGTGATCATGCAGCGGATGTGCTGCTGGTTGCGCCAGGTGTCCTGCTGCGCCGGGTCGATCATGAGGCGCATGGCGTCAATGGCGTCGTAGATGATGGCAGCCTGGGCGTCGTCGTTCGAGCTGCACACGATGTCCGCGCCCAGGGGGCCGGTGACCAGCTCCGTGAGGGCCATCGCGGAGCAGGTCTCCGACTTGCCATTCTTGCGGGCGATCAGTAGCAGGATTTTCTGGAACCGGTCGAAGCCGGTGTCCGCCATCTTGTAGGAGTACACCACCTCGATGAACGCCTTTTGCCACAGCATCAGCCGCATGGGCTTGCCATAGAATGGCGATTTTGTCAAGCGGACGCATCCTTCGATGAAGTCGATGCGCTCGTAGGCGTCGGTGGTGTCGTACTTATAGCGGGGGTTGTCCAGCTCCTCGATCAGCTTGTCCAGCTCCATGATGAGCTCCTGCCCGGCGATGATCTCGCCGGAGCGGATGGCCTCACGGTACTGGAACAGGTACAGGTTATCCCTCGCCTGCATGCAACTTTCGCCTCGATTCGAGGTAGGCCCGCAGCGGGCTTTCTTCCTCCGGCTCCTCGCGCCGCAGCACGGTGGACAGCACCTTGATGCAGTTGGTGTACTGCTGCACAAATTCCTTGTACATCTTCGCCGCCGGGGTGGCCTGCTGCTTGCGCGGGTCGTCCGGGTGTACCCGGATTTTCGGCAGCCCGCGCAGGTAGTCCAATTCCCCCTCCAGGTAGGCGGTCTCTGCGATCAGCGGCTGCACGATTTTGCGCATGCCATCGTCGATGCCCTCGAAAATGGCTTGCAGCTCCGCGATTCGCGCTTCCTGCGTCGCCGTGAGATCGTTTTTCACAGCCTCACCCCTTACCTTTGGTCGATTAAATTTCCTTCGCGCGCTCTCATCGCGACGTATGGACGGGAAATTTTGAAAGTTTCCCGAAAATCTCGTTTTTTCCCGCGCTGCGGGAAAAGAG